GAGGGAATTGAAAACTTTGGTGGTTATCCAGTGCTGTATGTGTTCAAATCCGTACTGGCAGGACAATACAAACGTGAATTTATGCCAAAGAAAGTTCCATCCCCAGAGGATATTGAATACGAAAATGAGGTATAAGGATGGCGAAGTATAGAAAGAAACCAGTTGTAATTGAAGCATTTCAGTTAAACGAAAGAGGACTTGTCGGAGAAGATTGGTTTTGGGATGCAGTAACGAACAATGATATTATTACTCACGATTTTGGAAAGTATCATTCTGAGCCTGCGTGGTGTGAAATCAAAACGCTTGAAGGTGTTATGATTGCAAAGGCTGGAGATTACATCATTAAGGGTGTAAATGGAGAAATATATCCTTGCAAGGCAGATATTTTTGGTAAAACGTATGAGAGTGCAGAAGATTAGTTTCTTAAAAGTCCAACAGTACAAGAGTGCAGCTAAGAAAGAACGTGTATCATTTGAGAATCCAGCAGGAGCTAGATGGTATGGAATATTCGATGGGGAGCGATTAGTCGCTTTCTATTGCATTGTACTGAAAGGTCATAGCGCACGATTCAAGAGCAATTACACTATTCCAGAATATCGTGGAAGAGGATGCTTGCAGAAGTTCATTGAACATGCGAAAGACTTATGTAGAATGCATGGTATTAAAGAGATGACTGCCTTCTGTACTCCGTTATCTGTAAAGTCTCATGTTCGCAATGGTGGTGTGATTAAATCACAAAATAAAGACATTGCATTTGTCAAATATTTGCTATAGAGTAGTATTAAGAAATACTTCACTACTATAGGGGATATATCACGTGAGAGACTATAAGGGATTTACAGATAAAGAGCGTAGAGCTAATTTGTATTTAGTGAAAAAGGCAATTAAGAACGGAGAGCTTGCGCATCCGTGCACGTTGCCTTGTGAGATATGTGGGCAGGACAAAGGCATAAGGGAATGGCATTGTGAGGACTATACGCCAGAAAGAGCGATGCAATCACTACACTGCTATTGCTGGAGATGCCATAGAAACTATCACATTATTGAGGTAGGAGAAGAGCATAAGAAGTACAAATATGCAAAGTTCTATTTTGATAAAGTGGCAGAAGGAATGATATTTAAACCAGTATATATGAAACATTATACGAGAGAAATGGAGCAAGAACTCAACAAGTAGTTGGGTTCTTTTTATTTTGGAGGGAATTTATATGGAAATCAAAAACATGCCTATCTCTAACGTGGAGTGGGTAGACGTGGAAAAGCTAAGTGCTAATGACTACAATCCCAATGTGGTATTTAGCAAGGAAATGGAGCTATTAAAGTTCAGCTTATTAAGGCAGGGTTGGATTCAGCCAATCTTAGTAACGCAGGACTTTGTAATCATAGACGGATTTCACAGAGCTAGTCTGGCAAAAGCAGATAAAGAGGTTGCAGCTATGACTGGTGGCAAAGTGCCAGTTGTGATTATGCAACTCACAGAGCCAGAGCGTATGCTACTGACAATCCGTATTAACAGAGCAAAGGGTTCTCATATTGCAATCAAAATGAGCGAGATTATTAAATCTCTTGTGAATGAACATGGGATGCCAGTAAAAGACATTTGCACTGAGATTGGTGCTACAAAAGATGAAATTGAGCTTCTTATGATGGAGAACGTATTTAAGAAGCATAACGTTGATAAAGAATCCAAGTATTCTAAAGCATGGGTTCCCAATTTTGAGAAGTAAGGGGGTGTAATCATGGCAGAAGTACCAACTGGAAAACGATTCTATGAAATGACAAAAGAAGAGCTATCAGCGTGCGGTAAAGTTGGTGGCGCAAGGTCTGTGGAAAGCAGACGTAGAAAAAGAGCCATGAAGGACTCTCTGGAGATATTGTTATCAATGCCACTTAAGGCAGGAAAGCAGTGTGATGTTGAATCCGTTAAGAACTTTGCAGCCTTAAAGGGAAAGAACATCACTGTTGAGCAAGCAATGTTAATTACTCAGATCCAGAAAGCATTAAAAGGAGATACACAAGCTCTTACATTCATTCGAGATACATCTGGACAGAAGCCAGACGACAATTTGAATGTAGTAGGTCAAGTGGATGTAACTAATCCCTATGACGAGCTTTCTGTGGAAGAGCTAAGAAGATTAGCAAATATGTGTGAGGAAGATGGCGAGTCTTAATTTATTAGAGATACGCAAAGCTCTAGCGAGAAAAAACTTCTTTGAATATTGCAAGCTCAAAGCTCCAGACTTTTACATGGACAGCAGGAAGTTCTTAAAGGACTTAGCAGATACGCTCCAATGGTTCATGGAATCTGATAAAAAAATTATGGTTGTGAACATGCCACCACGACATGGGAAATCACGAACAGCGACATTGTTTGTTCAGTGGTTGTTTGGTGTGTATGGTGCACATATAAAAGTAATGACTGGTTCATACAATGAAATCCTCTCTAGTACGTTTGCGAAGCAGGTACGTGATACCATCGCTGAGAAGCCTACTGAGGGGATTTTATCGTATTGTGACATATTCCCTAATACAATGATTAAACGTGGAGAAGCAAGTGCTTCAAAATGGGCACTGGAAGGCTCGGAACAGACGAACTACCTTGCTACTTCTCCGACATCTACTGCAACTGGATTCGGTTGTAATGTAATGATTATTGACGACTTGATTAAGTCAGCAGCAGAAGCATACAACGAGAACAATCTGAATAAGCAAATTGAATGGTTTGCAAATACGATGTTATCCAGAACAGAGAATGGATTTAAGTTAATTATCATTATGACGAGATGGAGCAGTAATGATTTGGCTGGTTTCATCTTAGAGAACTATGAGGATGTTGTTCACATTAATTACAAAGCAGTGCAGGACGATGGTTCAATGTTATGCCCAGAGATATTAAGTCGTGAGGATTACGATTTAAAGACTTTGAACATGAATAAGGATATTATTCTTGCAAACTACCAGCAAGAGCCAATGGATCTGAAAGGTAGGCTTTACACTTCGTTTAAAACGTACAAGGGCGAGCTTCCAGAGTTTAAAGAGATTCGTAACTATACGGATACTGCCGATGAAGGTGCAGACTTTCACTGTAGTATTTGCTATGGAGTTACTTTTGACAATGAAGCATACGTTCTTGATGTTTTATATACAAAAGAATCGATGGAATATACAGAAGAGGAAACTGCAAGGATGTTGTACGAGCGTAAGGTAAACAATGCAGACATCGAGAGTAATAACGGTGGACGTGGTTTTGCTAGAGCAGTACAACGTATTTTGCAGGAAAAGTATAACTGGAATCGTTGTATTGTAAATCCTTTTTACCAGTCACGTAAAAAGGAATCCAGAATATTATCCAATGCAACATGGGTTATGAATCATGTGTATTTCCCAGAGAACTGGCGTGACAGATGGCCAGAGTATTCTTTAGCAATGATGAAGTATCAACGTGAAGGTAAAAACGAACATGATGATGCTCCAGATGCTACAACTGGTATTGCCGAGAAGATTGGTTTAGGCAGTACTTACAGTTTTGATTAGAACAAAAATCGCAAGAGATTTTTACCGATGGAGTACGTGTATGAAATCGGATTTGTGCTTTTGATGAAGAGCGTACCACGTGCACCACCTCATTCATAACGAGGGTTAAGGTGCACACGCTCATTTATAACAATGCTCTAAACGAGCCGCATAGAAAAGTCTGGTGTATAGTCCTCACTGTTTGCGGACAAAGGTAGCACACTTATTTTGGCATGGCTGGATAAGAGGAAAATAATTATGTTAAAAACAGACCACAAGGGGCAGCTTGGAGAAACCTGCGTGGCGAGTTTAGTAGGGTGGTCGGGAGTCCAAGCATGTCCGACCCCCGATTTTTTAATAAGGTAGGTGGAACAAGTGCAGATATTTGATTTTTTCGTTAACGCTGCTAGAAAACTGAATGATTATGTAACTAAGAACGTCAGTGAAGGCGTTGATGATAAATCATTCTTGGAAACAGAAATTGCAAATTGGAAAGCATCTCCGAAGAGAAAAGAAGCTATTGATGGTTTCTTATATTACGAAGGCTATCACGATATTTTATATAAAAAGCGCATGGCTATTGGTAGAAATGGAGAATTGGAAGAAGTTCAGAACCTTCCTAATCGCAAAGACATTGATAACCAGTATGCAATCGCAGTGGACAAAAAGGCAAACTACTTCTTAGGTAAGCCGATTGCGTTTGAATGCGACAATGAGCAGTACGTTGAAATCCTAGAAAGTATTTTTGATAAGAAGATGATGAAAAAGCTCAAAAATACAGCAAGGAAGTCAATGAATGGTGCAGTGGCATGGGTATTTCCATATTACAACGAAAAAGGCGAGCTAAAGTTCAAGGTATTTCCTTCTTATGAAATTCTTCCGTTTTGGAAGGATGCAGACCATGAAGAACTGGATTATGCAATCAGATTGTATAACGTACTCCAGTATAATGGCAGACAGAAGAAAGTCATTGAAAAAGTGGAAGTATACAGAGCAGATGGCGTATACAGATATGTGTTAAGCTCTGGCAGTTTGCAGGCAGACACGGAAGCAGGCGAGTATGAATCATACATCAGTCTCAATGGCCTGCCATACAATTGGGATAGAATTCCCTTAATTGCATTTAGATACAATGACAATGAGATTCCTTTAATCAGACGTGTAAAGCCATTGCAGGATGCTATTAATGAGCTTACGAGCATGTTTCATAACAATATGTTAGAGGATAACAGAAGCACAATTCTGGTAATCGAGAACTACGATGGGCAGGACTTAGGAGAGTTCCGTCACAACTTATCTGTATATGGTGCAGTAAAGGTTCGCAGTGGAGATGGTGCGAGGGGTGGTGTTAGCTCTCTTTCAGTAGAAGTTAATGCTGGAAACTATCAAGCTATCTTACAGATTTTAAAGGATGCAATCATTGAGAATGCTAGAAGCTTCAATGGTAAAATGCTTAATTCTGGCACACCAAACCAGATGAATATTCTTAGCATGTATCAAGACATTGACATGGATACAAACGATTTTGAGACTGAGTATCAAGCATCTCTGGAAGAGCTTTTGTATTTCATCAACATTCATTTGTCTCTTACTGGACAAGGCGATTTCTTTGAGGAAGATGTAAAGATTATCTTCAACAGAGATATGTTGATGAATGAAGCAGAGATTATGGGAACTCTTACTTCCGCTGGAGTTAAGATTTCCAACAGAACATTGCTCAGTCAAGTACCATTCATCGACAATGTGGATGAAGAACTGGATCAGATTAAGAAAGAAAATGAGGAAGCTATGGAGATTTATCAAGATGCGTTTCCTCAACAGAATGGACAGCCTAACGAGGATGTAGAGGAAAATGAAGAGTAGAGAGTATTGGGAAAAGCGTTTTGAAATGCTTGAAAATGCTCAAATGAATAAAGGTGCTGCATATTTTGCAGAACTGGAAAAGCAGTACAACAAAGCAGCCTTAGCT